GTAGTTGAAGAAGAAGGTGAAGAAGTTGAAGAAACTGAAGAAGTTGAAGAAACTGAAGAAGTTGAAGAAGCTGAAGATCCTGCTAAAGAAGCTGACGAAGCTGAAGAAACTGAAGAAATCGAAAACATTGGAGATAATTCAGAAGAAGGCGCAGTTGCTGCAGATAGCGATGAAGCTGGTAAAGAAGTTGAAGAAATCGAAGGCGAAGAAGTTGAAGCTGGAGATAATTCAGAAGAAGGCGATGTCGAAGGTGAAGAAGCTGGCGAAGAAGCAGAAGATTTAGAATCTGATGCAGTAACTTCAGATTCAGAAGTAGAAGATGAGGTTGATGCGGCTGAAGCTGGTGAATCAGATGAAGAAGCAGAAGGCGAAGATGGAGCACATGATCCATTAGAAGCTTATAAATCAGAAATCTCTTCTAAATTAGACGCTTTAGTTGAAAGTGCAACAAGAAAAGAAAATGAATCTCCATCTTTCTTTAGAGTTGTTTCTTCTGCAACTAGAGAAAAATACAACACATTAAACGAAGCTGCTAAAACTGAAGTTAGAAACACTGTTTCTAAAAGAGGTTTCATGACAGAATCTGAAATAGTATCATTAATGAATAGCGCACAACTAATTGTAGAGAGTGCAGGTGAACAACCATTCTTTATTAGTGCAATGCCAGCAGAATATACTGAAGCATGGGCAAACTTATCAGAAGCTAAGCAGACTCAAATTATTGCTCAATCTAAATATCATACATTGAATACAGAATATCAAGTTGCTAATTTCTGGCAAACTAGAGACCTAAGAGATACTTCAGTTGTAATGGAAAAAGTAGCAATGGTTACAGAATCTAAAGAAGAAGCTAAATCTACATTAGGATATGACGTATCAGATATGGCAGATGCATTCAAAAAGAGATTTAACAAATAATCAAAAAGAACACTGATATATAAATAACAATCGACGATAAGGGTGACAGAAGCAGAAAACCCATTAAATGTCGAGTTTTTAACTAAACACAATTAATAAACAAAAAAAAACGATCATTAAAAATGGCAAATTTATTAAACGAAGCTGAGATCAAGAATACATGGGCACCGATTATCTCGGAAGCTACAGGTATCAACGAATCTAGCAAATTAGCGTGGATGTCGACTTACTGTCACAACCACAAACTTTATGAAGACGCGAACATCATGTCTTTATCTAACAACCCTGGCCCAATGAACTTAACAGGTATGGGTGCAGTATCTTTCCCTGCAGGTGCTCCGGCTAACGGTGCAGCAGGTGCAGCTACTGGTTCAGGTGACAAAGCACCAACATTATTGCCTTTGGCAATGCAAGTTGCTGCTCAAACTATCGGTCTTGACTTGGTACCAGTTGTACCTATGGCAGGTCCTATGGGCTTATTGTCTTACTTAGACTTTACTTACGAAGGTGGTACTGTTGCATTAGGTGGTACTGCTCCAACTTACATCAAGTCTGATTTAGCTGCTGCTGGTACTGACGTATTAGTTGGTGAATCAAGAATTGATGGTAAAAACATCATCAAAATTGTTGACGCTATCACTGAAACTGAAGCTAACGTTGCAGGTAGATACGCTGACGCTGTATTGGTTGCTGCATTAGAAGATCATATCCCAGGATTCTCTGGTGCTGACGCTAATGGTAAGCCAATGTCAAGAGAAGTTGGTGAAAGAACTGCTGATAAAGTAATGGGTCTTTCTTTATTCTCTAAAAGTGTTGCTGCTGAAACTTTCCAAGTTGCTGCTGCAGTTACTAGAGAGCAAGTACAAGATCTTAAGCAATTCGGTGTTGACGCAGTAGCTCAAGTTGAGGCTGTATTAACTAACGAATTGACTCAGTCAATCAACAACCACATCTTAGCTAAGATGAGAGCTATCGCTGAAGAAGGTATTTCTACAGTTGCATTAACATACGGTGAAGGTGGTAACACTTACGGCGATGTTAACAGAAGAGTCTTAACTAACATTCTTGCTGCTGCGAACTTAATCGCAAACAGAGGTAGAAGAGGTGCTGGTAACTTCGCAGTTGTTGGAGCAAAAGTTGCTTCTGCATTGCAATCAGTTGCTGGTTTCGTACCAAACCCAATGGCTAACACTTTCAACCAAGTTGCAGGTGCTATCTACCCATTAGGTTCTGTTGCGGGTATCAACATCTACACTGATCCTAACTTAGAGTGGGAAGGTGCTACACAACAAGTATTAGTTGGTAGAAAAGGTGATGGTAACGGTGCTGGATTAGTATTCATGCCTTACTTAATGGCTGAATCAGTTCAAATGATCGCTGAAGGAACTATGGCTCCTAAAGTAGCGGTTAAATCTAGATACGCTCTAGTTGAAGCTGGTTTCCACCCAGGTACTCAATACCAAAAATTCACAGTTTCAGGTTTACAACTATAATCTTAAACTAGAATAGTTAATATGAAAGGTCACCTTCGGGTGACCTTTTTTTGTTTAAAAAGTTTTAAATTTAAAGGGGATATATAATATAATAACATCACAATAGATAAATTAAACAAACAAATATTATGAAATTAAAATCTAAATTAAAACTTTACGAAGAATTCGTAAATGAATCTAAAGAATCTATCGATAGTGTATCGGTTGATCAAGTAACAGTAGATGCTACCAATACATCTGACGCTATTAGAACAGAAGTAATCAGAGATGTAGATACTATACTAGATACATTGGCAGAATTATCAGATAGAATAGGAGAATCTGCTTCTATTGATTTAGAAATAGACGAATTATACGAAGAGTTATTTGACTTAACAAATGTTTCAGAACTTAATGAAGGTATATTAGATTTTATTAAGAGTCCTATTAAATTCATGAAGATTAAGAAAAATCTTAAAGCATATCAAAAGGCTCTAGTACAAAAAGCAATTAACGATGTTGATTTTGCTAAGAAGAAACAAGTCGGAGACGCTGACGAGAAAGATAAAAAGAGAATGGAAACTTTGAAGCAAGCTAATCAAGCTAAAAACAAAGCGTTAGATGATCAATTATCTGCTATTTCAGAGAGAATGACTGAATTGTCAGGCGGAGATGAAGGCTTAGGTAAAGTAGTTTCTATCGGAAAAACTAAATCTAAATTAGCTGCAGCTAAGATAGTAATGAAAGCGACTTCGGGTGAAGAAGCAAAACAACTTAAATTAGAAATTGACACTTTATCAGATAGAATCGCAGCTGACGAAAAATCTCTTAAGGATTACGCTAAAAAGCAAGAACCAGCTGAGAAATCAACTGACGACAACTCAGGCGATGACGATAATACAGCTAGTAAAGGCCAAATGGATAGTTTAAAAGACGACGAACCAAAAGCTAAAAAAGACGACAAAGCTGCTGCTGACAAAGCTGCTGCTGACAAAGCTGCTGCTGACAAAGCTGCTGCTGACAAAGCTGCTGCTGATAAAGCTGCTGTTGATAAAGAAACTGTTGATAAAGAAACTGTTGATAAAGAAACTGTTGATAAAGAAACTGTTGATAAAGAAACTGACACTGAGAAATTAGACGCAGCTGTAACTAAGGCACAGGAAGCTAAAGACAAATTACCAGAAGATGCAAGTAAGCAAGATAAAGCTAAGGCAGATATAACATTATTTACTGCAAAAATCGCGGTGGCCAAAGCTAAAGGCGAAGATACTAAAGATCTTGAAGGAAAATTGGAAGCTGCTAAAAATACTGCAGCTCTAAAACCAGTACCGGTATCCGGCGAGCTAACTGAAGAAGGTGTAGAAATAGATTTATCATTTGAAGCGTCATTAGTTGAAGCATCATTAAACGGTTTAATGGCATATGACAACGATGGAGATGACTACGCATATCTAAAACAACAAGCTAAGAAATTAGGTGTTAAGGTTAGTGTAGTTGAAGATCCATTCGGAGATGGTTATGATGAGTTAGATTACTCTGGTGATAAAGCAGCTATCTTAAAACTAGCTAAAATATCAGGTCACGATTCAGATATCACTAGCGGCCCAGAAGAAGGCGGTTATTGGATCGAAGAATCAGTAAAGGAAGAAATGCCTAAGACTATTAAATTAGATGAGAGCATGTCAATTGCTGACAGATTCAAGGCATTAATGTAATATTAAAGACGACGCTTAGCGTTCTTCTTTGCAAGTTTAAGAAACTCCTGTCTCTCATTGAGCAGGAGTTTTTTACATTCCTTGCGAAACTCAATTGAACTTTTGAGGATGCGGCTGTCTATCATTGGTGCTTTTAAAACATCATGATATTCAGGGTGAACAAAGTTTTCCAAATCAAAGTTCATAAATTTAGCTTTAATTGGTTTTAAACTCACAGCGCATTGCCAGTCTACTATATTACAATTTTGATGTAGAGTCTCTTTATCTACCATAGATTGAGTAGTATTATCCCAATATTTTTTTAGTAATGTAACGTTCTTAACTGGTGGTTTTTGCATTCTAAGTACACAATGTACGAATTGATCATCATCAGACCATCTCTTTATGTGTCTGTGTTCTACTAGGAACTGTCTGAAGAACTTAGTTAACGGCGCAAGTATAATACCGTATCTATTACGTGGATTAGGACCAGCAGTGCGGGTGATATTAATATGTGAGTATGATCTTGCCATTTAATATATTTATCATTGAAACCTTTTAGCGCTTGATGGTATAATTAGTAAATATATTAGATACATGAATTCAATAAACCAACTCTTTACAGAGAAATACAGACCATCTAATCTAGAAGAACTTATATTACCAGAGAGAGTAATGTCAAAGTTTAAAGATGGTTTAGTTCAAAACATGTTGTTCGCAGGTTCACCAGGTACAGGTAAAACCTCATGTGCAAAGGCAATCGTTCAACAATTTAAGTTACCATATCTATACATCAACGCATCGACTGACACGTCTGTTGATGTAATTAGAACTCGAATTACAGATTTTTGTTCTACTGTTTCTATCATGGATGCACCCGGAATGTTTAAAGTAGTTATTCTTGATGAGGTTGATGGTGTATCAGATCAATTCTTTAAGGCACTTCGTGCTACTATGGAAACATTTGCAAGCAATAGTCGTTTCATTGCTACCTGTAATTACATTAATAAACTACCAGATCCAATCCTTTCAAGATTTGAAGTTATTGATTTCGACTTTGATAAAGCAGAAGAAACTGAATTAACAAAGAAGTACATTAAAAGAGTATATGAGATTTGTGGTAAAGAAGGAATGACAATTGAAAAACCAGCTTTGGTTGAATTTGTTAAAAGAAACTTTCCAGATCTTAGAACTACACTTAATAAATTACAAGGTTACAAAACACAAGGCACATCGAATATTACAGCAGAAGATGTAAAGAAATTCAATTCAGTATACAAAGATGTATTTGATTTGGTATTTAATGAAACAGATCCAGCTAAAAATTATCAAACGCTTGTTGGTAATTATGCGAACCGAGTTGATGATGTATTACAAACTCTAGGTGAAGAATTTATTGAATACATCCAACAAGAGAAAGGACAATATATAAAACATATACCGCAAGTTATTATAACTGTCGCTAAGCATCAAGCTCAACGAGTTCATGTTATAGATCCTGTAATTACAATGTTAAGTTGTGTATATGAAATACAAAGTATAATTAACTCGTAAATAATTTTTTAGTCTCAATTTTTTTTAGTATATTGGACTAAATAAAGAAATATAAATATGAAAGTGGGAAAACATACACTATTAATAGACGGTAATTATTTCGTATTCAGTAGACTATTTGTTTTACCGAAACCTAAAACAGGTCAACTGTTAGGTGACGACAAACAAAAGTCTCAATTTATGAGAAAATTATCTATTGATTTTGCATCTGAGATGCGTAAATTAAAAATGTTCGTAGACGACGTGGTATTAACAGTTGATTCTAAATCTTGGCGAAAGGACCTTTATCCAGAAGCTGACTATAAAGGTACTAGAAAGCAAAGTAGCAATGTAAATTGGACAAATGTATATTCAGTATACGAAGAATTTCAAAATATATTAGCTGCTAAGGGCATTACAGTACATCAAATACAAGGCGCAGAAGCAGATGATGTTATTTTTGGATGGTCAACTGCATTAAACAATAGAGGTAAATCATGTATTGTTTGGTCAGGTGATAGAGACCTTATTCAATTGGTTAATTATTCTAAAACTAACGATGCTCATACGCTTTGGTACTACAATACTAAAAAGTCCTTATACGCATATGAAGGATTTACAGAGCACATGGAATCTTCTGTTGCATCCGAAATGACAAGCGACGACCTTTTATTTAATATGGGAGGAGAGCACATGACACGCGATGCTTATCAAAACAATATTCTAAATTGGGTCAAAGATCTTAAGATACAAATCACAGAAGTAGATTGTGATAGATTTATCTTCAATAAAATATTAATAGGCGATAAATCGGATAATATTCAATCTGTTGTAACATGGCAAAAGGAAATGAAGAATGGTAAACTTAGAACGTATTCTATTACCGAGAAAATGGCAGATACCATTTATGATCAGTTTATTAAAGAATTAGATAATTTCACAATAGAATATCTTTTTAACACTGAACATAGAAGCGCATTAGCAGATATCATTTACAGAGTCGTAGGTCATACTAATACAACTCTAATTAAAGCAGCTTTATCTAATAACATAGCACTAATGCTACTGCACATTAAAACCATCCCAGATTCTATTCAAGAGGCTATTTATTCTGCAATCGATAAAGATTGGGAAGGAGCTTTAGAAAATGTAGAACAGTTTATGGATATGGAAAAAATATTAGAAGGTACAGCTTGGTTAAAGGATAAAACAGGATTTGGAGTAGATGCCTTTGCAGGTATGGATATTCCAAATGAAGATAAACCACAACCAATTAAATTAGTGGGTAAGAAGACACAAACTACTGATAAAAAATTAGAGCCTACTAAAAAATTATTCTAGATTAATATGACGCTAGACGACTATATACAAATAGAAGAGATATTAACAGAATCTAATGCACATGGTCTTAGAGCAGAAGTTCATAAGACGGCTTCTCAATTTATAAAAGAAGGTTATGGTCACGTAGAAGCACATAACTTAGCATTTAACGAGTGGATTAAATAAACATTCACTCTACTTAACATATAATAGATATGCTAGACGAAACAAAATTATTTGATTTTGTGAAAATTATGTTCACAAAACCAGACCAATACAGTAATATTAAAAATCATTCAAAGAAGCGTCATCATTTCATGATCAATCGTTTTTTTGCTATTAAATATCCATCTAACGCTAATATGTTTAATGTTAATGGAATTAATGGTGGAAATGTAGTAGAATCATGGTCTATGGTTGCAAAAAGATTTAAAGGTGTGCCAGGTTGGTTTTATACTAAGACTAAAAAAGCTCCTAAAAAACAAGTAGATAAATATACACCTAGCGAAGCTTCAATTGAGTTGTACTTATCAAAGAATGAAATAGGTATGCGTGAATTTAATGAATTAAAGCAGTATGCTAAACAGGAATTATTCGATGATTTACAAAAAATTGAAACGCAACTAAATGTTTACAGAAAATAAAGATGATTTTTCAGAAGTAATCGACATCACGTTATATAAATATAATTCTATAGATGTCAAATTATGGGGTTTAATTTCAAGAGATGTATCTACTAAGAAATTAGCTGAAACATCATATTTAGTACCGGTTAATAGAATAAACGAATATATTAACAAATGGTTTGCTAGTGATGTTACTAGATTTCAATCAGTTAATGATATATCAATTCACAAAGAAGCTACTTCAATATACTTTATTTGGCAAATGCTAAATGCAACTCCAAATCTTTCTTGGATTAAAGTTACATTAAACAAAAATTTAACTTATAGTAGGATTGTAACAATAGATCAAATCAAAACTATTAAATATAATATTAAAACCATTAGAGGTAGTTTAAGGTTATTTGATTTGTTTGAATCCAGAGAATTGAGAATAGTCAATGAGATATTAGAAAAATGTGGACTTATAAAGGCAGATCAAATGTATACTGTATTTAAACTTAAAAAATTTATGTCCATTTTAGATATGTATTTATCCGATGATAATGCTAACGAAACATTCGGGGTAATAAATACTATAATTCAAAAATTAGAACCATACGAAGGAGATGATCCGGAGATACTCTTAATAACTGATAGAAATTCAGATATATAATAAAAATAAGACATTAGTCAAGTATCAATGGTAAATAACTTTACAGCAAATCAAATTGGTGATTCATTTACGGCCAAATTAGTAACTCCTTATGAAAATGTAGTTAACATTAACTCATGGGACATTATAGTGGGTGTAAATACGCCTAATACAATAGGCACTCTATCAATGACAGCTGGTGAAACACTAGTAACAGGTACCGGTACTAATCTAAATCTCTCATTTGGTAGTAAAATTATAGTAGGAAATACAATATTTGATGTTATAGAAATTATAGATTCTAACACATTTCGTGTATTAGAAGCGCCTTCATTTTCAGGAGATTCTTTAAAATTTTATGAAACATTAGACGCTAATAACTTTTTTGATTATGAATTTAAATGGTCTCAAGAAGATAAAACCAGCGATGGTGGTATTATGTCAGAATACAGACCTCTTAATAATAACACATCAGATCAAGATTTATTAGGATTAGTATTTGATCCTGCAAAACCGCTATGGATTACGGTTAGATTTACTGTAAATAGATTATCGACTGCTCACTCACTTTCATTATTAAGTTTAACATTTAATTTAGAAACAGAAGCTGGAGAATTAGTTTCATGTCCACAATATTGCGGAGATTGTGATGATCCATATGCAATGATAGGATGTGCCAATATAATAGTCGAATGTAATGAGAATTTATTTGATCCATATGCTTTAAATAAACCCGTCAATGTGTATAAACAGATTAGTGATCTGTCTACGGATATGTTTGGGCATAAAGTTAAATATTTTAAAGTAGAAGCTGATAAAAGATCTAAAGACGTTATATTAATGGAATACTCATTGTATAATGTGAAATCTTCTGGAGAGTTTAAAGTTATGGTACCTGATAATGAAATGCCAACTAATGATTTTAAATTTGACATATATGGAATGGGATTTGAAGATTTTGAAATTCACATTACAAAAACTCAGTTTGAATCGGCATTTGGGGCACATAAAAAACCAAGCGCTAGAGATTATCTTTATTTCCCGTTAATGAATAGAATGTATGAAGTAAGTTCAGTTACTTTTGCAGATGAATTCAATATGGAAATGACGTATTGGAGAGTAATGTTGAAAAAATATGAAGAAAGAACAAGTTCAATACATACCGATACTGCAATAGAAGAAGAATTAGATACATTGGTTACTGGTTTAGATGAAGTTTTTGGTGAAGAGATAAAGGATGAATATGCACAAGTATCTAAACCTGAACAATATCAAACAGTATTTACACCAGTAGGTGATGGTATTAGAGATAGAATCCATAATAATTTAACGATATTAGATACAGAAATTAGACACAGGTGGACTATCATTAGTAAAAATACATATGATCTTAGTAGTATAGCAGATGTTGGTATAGAAGCACTAGTATACAAAAGAAAATCTGTTTTAGCGTCAGATAGTAATTTAGCAATTGCTTTATGGTTTAAACCAAATTTAACTACAGCCAATCCTAATGCAACATTATTAGATGGTTTAGTAAGTAGAAAGGGTTTAAAAATATCTACAACTTCAAATGAATTACTAGTTCAAATAAACGAAGACACACATACATTCTCTTATAATAATTCAATACAATTAGATACATGGCATGGATTAGTAGTTAATTTAAATAACAAATATAATAAATTAACCGCAGATGTATTTAGATTAGAACCTGGTAATAATATGCTACCCGCAAATTCATTACAAGAAACTATTACATCGGTACTAAGAGAAGATAAAGAAATTTCTTCATATGGATGGTCTACTCAAAAGCAATGGTCTTTAATGCCTGGTCAAATTAAATTGACAAACGTTAGATTATTTAAAAAACCTATAGAGGCAGAACAAAGAGTTAACATATTACAACAATATGTCGTAAGAGACAATCAATTGGCATTAATTATCGACAATGCCATTCCATCAATTCAATTAAGAAGATATAACCAAAATAGGTAATATCCTGTGCAAATTATTAATTTGTTACTGTGGAATATTTAGATATATAAACTATAATATAATATTATGAGTGAAGACAAAAAGAAAAATATATCTGAACAAGCGGATCAAATCCGAAAAGAGTTAGATGATTTAATAGGGGATACAGGTTCTTTGGATGTTGAAAAAGATCCATCAGATTTACCTATAAGAAGACAAAATACAGACCTTGTTCCCAGAGTTAGTTATGAAGAACTAAAATCTGCTGCAACTAAAAAAGCAACTAAAACAATTTCAGCACTTATGAAATTTTATTTAGATGCAGATATTATTGAAAACGATGAGTATATTCAGGCTAAAAAGAAAATGGATGAAATGACAATGAGTTCATTGATCTATCAATTACAAGCCGGAGAAAGAGCCTTAACTACACTTTTACAAACGATTGACGACGGTGAATTAGCTCCAAGAATGTTTGAAGTACTTGCAACATTACAAAAATCAATGTTAGATATCATTAAATCACAAACAATGTACTTGATGGCTTCTGAAGAATCTACTAAAAGAATTGCACGTGATATTGAGATCTATAAAAAGAGAGATGATGTTCGAGAGATTGAACAATCCGGTGGTGATAAAGAAAATAAAAACTTACAAAGAGGTACAAAGGACCTAATGGCTGCAATTCAAGCGGGTATTAAAAATACACCAATTGATGACATAGAAGATATAGAAGAATCTACTGAAGAATAATATGGGACTTGTAAAACTATTTGAGAAATATAAATTAGATAAAGATATTCAATTTATAATTGATGAAATTTTATCAGGAAACGGTCATGATATTTGGGAAGATTTCTTGGATAACCAATCACTAGGAGATTGTCAAGGTATTATATCAGAAGTTTCCAGTATAATTAAGTCAAACAAACTAAAGGGATTCAAGTCAGTTTTTGGTGAAATTGAAATTATAGATTACGCACATGATGAAAACGATTTAGGCAAAATCATGACGCATCATTGGATTTTATATAAAAAAGAGATTTTAGACTTTAGTAAAGGCACATTAAATGAATTCATTGATTCCAATGATTATGCATCAGTATATGCAGATACAGATGCATTAGACTTTAATCCTATAAGAATAACTAATATATGAGCGATTACGTAGGAGATAATAAATGGATACCCAAAGAAGAGGGTGATGTACTATCAGAGAAAATTGTTTGGTCTACTAAACAAGTAAATGATCTGATGGTTGCAATGGACCAAGGTTTTAGACCTAAAGTTGCCATGCCATTTTATGAAGGTAAAAACTTTTTACGTAAAGGTAATATTGTATTTGAATATACTGATGAAGAAATATCTGAACTAGCCAGATGTGCTACAGATATCGTATACTTTGCAGAGAAATATGCAGTAGTAATGACAGATAATGGTATTCAACAAGTAAAACTTAGGGAATATCAAAAGAGAATGTTAAGAAACTTTCAAGACGAAAGGTTTAATATTGTTTTAGCATCTCGCCAAATGGGTAAAACAGTGACCGCATCTATATTCAATGCATGGTACTTAATATTTAACACTGATAAAAACACACTTTTATTAGCCAACAAATCAGATTCTACTAAAGAGATTATTGATAAAGCTAAAGTTGTAGTCGAGAACGTACCATTTTTTATGAAACCAGGTATTGTCAAATATGACGTCATGAACGTTAAGTGTGATAATGGTTGTAGACTTGTTGGTCAAGCAACTACTGCTAAAGCAGGTATCGGTTTTACTATTCATAATTTGTACTTAGATGAGTTTGCTCACATTCACCCAACTATTGTAGATACCTTTTACGAAAACGTTTATCCAACGCTTTCGGCTTCAAAGGTCTCTCGTATTACTATTACATCAACACCAAACGGATTTAACAAATTTTATCAAATCTATGCGGCAGCAGACAGGGGTGAAAATGAGTATACAGCAATGCGTATCGATTGGTGGGAACACCCCGATAGAGATGACGCATGGTACCAAAGAGAACTAGGAAATCTTGGTTCTATTGAAGCGTTTAATAGGCAGTATGGTAATGAATTCGTTTCATCATCAAATCTACTATTAGATCCTATTGACCTTAAGAAAATGCGTAAACGTATGCAAAAATATGTTTATCATGATTTCGATGAATTCGATTATATTTCAATAGACACAAAGGATTTCTTAATGTGGGATCCTAACTTTGATATAGAATCTGTAAAAGACCCCGAGAATTTTTGGTTATTTTCAGTAGATATTGCTGAAGGAAATGGTGGAGATTATTCAGTAATCAATATATTTCAAGTAGAGCCCATGAACAAGGAAGAAATTGTCAACGCCCTAAATCCAGGTGCAATGTATGATTTCTTTAAAATAAAACAGGTGGGTGTTTTTAGATCAAATGAACATGTTATTGAAGATTTTGCAAAAGTGTTATACACTTTATCATGTGAGATCTTTTACAATGAAAACGTTAAATTAATTGTAGAATACAATACATATGGGTCCGTACTGTTCCAATACTTAAGATCTGTGTTTCCCCAGAAAAATGATTTTGATGATGAAATGATTGTTAAGTTTAAACATAGACATGATTCCAAAACTCTAAAACCAGGTATTAAAATAAAATCTGATAATAAAGCTATATTTTGTCAAAATTTTGCCAAGCTTTATAAAATAAATAGAATAGATATAACAGATGAAACTACTATAAGTGAAGCTAGTTTATTTGGAGGTTTACCAAGAGGTGGTTATGGAGCTCAAATGGGAAATGATGACACGATTATGACGGTTATTAGTTCTACTGAATTCTTTAACACCACAGACTACGCTGACTACATAGAAGAATTATTAGATTTTATTGATCCAGATTTGCATTTAGAAATGGAAAAAGTTTTATATAAAGATAATACAACTGATGGAGATCTACAATATGATATATATGACCTGATATAAATAAATTTCGAAAGAAGAATAGATATATAATAAAAGTAAAAAAAATAAATAAGAACAACTATGGCATTAAGTCCTCAATTATTACAGTTCAAAAGCTCAGGCGTATATCGCTTAGAGTTTGACAAATCACAAACAGTGAACATTCCGGCTGAAACTATCAGATTGGTTGTTGGTAGATCTAAAAAAGGTCCTTACAACACACCAGTATTCATTGAAAATATTGAGCAATTTACTCAAGTTTTTGGTGGTATTGATAAATCTTTAGAAAAGAAAGGAATGTATTTCCACAGATCAGCAATCGAAACTCTTTCTAGAGGGCCGATCTTAGCTTTAAACTTAACAGCAGCAGACGCTGAAGATAGAATTGCAATGGTTTCTCCAGCAACTAATTCTTCTGAAGAAGGTTTATCAGCTAAAACAGCATCTGTACAATACAGTAGTATTTTCGATACTGATAAATTCTGGGTTCCTTCAGATATTGAAGTATTAGAAGCTGCTGGAAATTCAGACGAAACATCAAACAACGCAATTACTTTTTCTAACATCAAGCAAGAACCAATCTCTGTTATCGTAAGACAAGCGGCTAATACTGCTGGTTTTGAAATGACAGCAAGAGAATGGTACGGTGAAGGTAATGTGCCAGATGGTATTGAAGATTTAGAATACGTATCTGATTATATGGTAGATGTATTTGTATTTAAAGGATCTTATGATTCTGAAAAATTACAAAATGATCCAACATACGGTTCATTCTTTAATGAGCATGGTTTACACAGAGATCAATTAGCTAAATTTACTGCTTTAAGAGAAGTTAGTTTAGTAGCACAATATACAGGTTCAGTAATTCCTGAATTCCAAGATCAAGAAGGTCGTCAATTATACATCGAGACTTTAATTAACTTGGAAGCTAGAAGAACTGGTTTATTCTGTGCTATCAATGAAGATGCCTTAGAAAATATTGATTTCGTGGGTGAAAACTTTGACATCTATCAAGATTATAAAGTTCTTTCTCACAGAGTTGAACAAGACGCTACACCAGATGTATTATCTTTATCTAAAGTAATGATAGTAGACGGTAATGAATTAACTATCGAAGGAGCAACATTATCTGAATTAACTTTATTAGGTATTTCAGAAAGCGGATTCTTAAGAGCTGAAATCGATGGAGAATTTACACCTATTTCTGCAATTTATGAAGATGGTGCTAACGTAATCATTGAATGTGAAAGCGCTATTAAAGCTTCTACATTTGAATCTTATGAATTAGGTTTAGCTGCAACATTCCATGCTGGAGAAATTACAGTCGTTGACGGAGATGTTTATATCGCGGCACCTGTGGTTGGATCAGATCCAGCTGGTAAATTCCTTACATCAGGTAGCTTAATAGTAGGTAACTTCTTACTAGGATCAAACGGTATTGATCATGTTAAAATTTCACAAGTTACTGAATTATTTAATTTAGGTGGAGTAAACGTTATCAAAATCACACCGGCTGCAGGAAAATCATTTAGCTCAACATATGCAACTGCATCAGCTACTTCTATCTCTGCATACACTAGAAAAGCATCTGCAACATTTGAATTTACTACAATTGAGCCTAATTCAAGAGCAGTTATGTTACCAACACAAACAGATAACTATTCATTCTTACCAATCGGCGCTGGTCAATTTAGATTATCCGCTTTATTAAAAGATGATACATTTGATTGGACATCAGTTTCAGTTGGTATGTACATTCCAGCAGATGAAGGTAAATTAGCAAGAATTAAAAGAATTATTAAGACAGTTGTCGGCGAATCAAACGTATATACATTTGAATGTCACAGACCAGTATCTGAAAGACCAGGATATGCTCTTAAAAGATATGAAGAAAGTACTTCAACATACACTATGTTCCCATTAGCGGCTGCAACACAATCTGAAAAATCAATCGCTGAATTGTTATCACAGTTGAAACCAGGTAATGGTTTATCAAATACTTTAATTGACAAAGACGCAATCACATTCAGATATGTTGTTGATACATTTGGATCATTAGAAAATGGAGGTATTCTTAACAAAGAAGAAATTACTCAACTTTGTAAAGAAAGACAAAATGCTTCTGCGATTCTTAACGCACCAATGGTGAAAGAATTTAAAGCAGCTACTAACCCTTCATTTAAAGATGCTAATACTGGATCATTCGAAACTAGATTAGTTGCAACGGGCGGTAACTTAGAACTTAACCCTACTGCAGTCTACTCATTACCATCTATCAACGAGGGTGCAAACTTCGGTTTCTACTACTCACCAGGTCTTAATGTATTAGAAAATGGTAGAACTAAAGTTATTCCACCAGCGGCTTACATATCAAACAACTATATCGATAAATATTTAGACGCATTACCATGGTCTATCATCGCAGGACCAAGAAGAGGTGTTGTAGGTGGTACAGGTGTACAAGGTCTAGAATTTGCATTCGATAAGAACGATAGAGATTACTTAGAGCCATTCGGTATCAACCCAATCGTATTCGAAAGAGGCGTTGGTTTGACTATCAAAGGTAATAAGACTGCACAACAATCAGTTCAATCAGCATTGTCTTCAGCTCACGTAAGAGAAGCAATGATCTACATTGAAGATGGTTTAGCAGAAATCTTGAAAAACTACTTATTCGAGTTTAACAATGCTCAAACAAGATTAGAGATTAAAACTTTAGCTGACTCATTTATGGAATCAGTGAAGAAAGACGGAGGTGTATACGACTATAGAAACGTTATGGACGGAACAAACAACACTAACGAAGTAATCGATAATAATATGGGTATTTTAGATACATTTGTTGAGCCAGTTAAAGGTCTTGAGATCTTAGTATCGAGAGTAACTATCTTGAACACGGGTGAAATTGCAACCGGAAACTTTGCATAACAAAATAAGATATATAAAATAAACACATACAAATTATGGCTTTACCACATTATTCAGAAGATCAAACACAGAAGAAGGGCAAGAACTTTGAACCAGTACAGGCTAACCTGTTCGAGGTGACAATTTTACCTCCCGGTGGTGTTTCGGGTCAAGAATTGTTATTACAACATGTAAATTCAATTTCAGGTCTTGCAGGTTTACATAAAGAAGTTGCTGCAATCGAGCAAAAGTATAAATTTGCTACTAGATCATTCGCTGGTATGGTAGACAATACTTCAATCGACGTAACTGTTAACTTTTCATTGAACCTAAACGATTCTAACCAAGCATACTTATACAAAACTATGAGACAATGGTACAGAGCACAATATAATCCAGAAACTGGTGAAATGGGCTTGAAAAAGAATTACGTAGGAACTATTGTTATCGTACAATTTAACAGAGAAGGTGATATTTTTAGAAAAATCACATTAGATGATTGTTTCATCACTTCAGGACTTGGATTTACGGATGCATTAGATTATTCAGCTGCAGACGTACAAACATTAGAGATCACTTGGAGATCTGATGTATACGCTGAAGAAGTAAACTAATCAACACACACTACTAATAAGAAGGTATCTAACGATATCTTCTTATTTTTTGCAAGATAAATATAATATATTATTAACATACACAAATATTATGAATAACCACAAGTTAACAAAAAAACTTCAAGTTCTTCTCACAGAAGATGAAGTGGCCGATGTTAATCGCTGCATCTTAAACGACGCAGTAGAAACTGAGACTAGGCCGGTTTCTGTTAGTGCATGGATTAGAGACTTAATTAAAAAAGAATTAAGTTTAAAATCAAGTGAACAGCAATCATATATTAAAACAAAAGTAAAAAACTTAAATAACAAAAAACAATGAGCGAAGAATTAAACAAAAAAGAAGAAGCTGCAAAAGCAATGCTAGACGCTAGGGATCAAATTAATAATCCACAGACTTCTAATGATTCGACAGTTGAAGATGTTTCAGTAGAAATGTTGAGCGCAGTTGAATCTAACGGATTGGGTAAAGTCAATATGGACAATTTTGGACAAGCAAGACCAGAAAAGTCTGCAGACCAATTCTTAGGATGGATGGTTCTAGATCAAGAAGAATTACCATCTAAAGGTAAATTTTACCCTAATGGTACAGTAATTAAGATTAGATCTGCAAGAGCTGCTGAGATTAGACATTTTTCTACTATGGACGAAAACAACTATATTGACATGGAAGAGAAATTGAATCACATTGTAGAAATGTGTACTCAATTAACGGTGGATGAAAAAAGAATGTCTTACAAAGATATTTTAGAAGAAGATAGAATTGTAATTCTATTGGCTATTAGAGATCTTACTTTCCCTGAACCAGAAAACAAATTGATTCTTAAGGGTAAAACTGAACACACCAAACAAGCAGTTGATATTGAATTATCATCTAGATATTTAGTAGCTACACAAGTTCCTAATGAAATCGAGGCATACTATAGTTCAAAAGAGAGAACATATGTTATTAAGACTAGATCTGCTGGTGAAGTTAGAATGCGTCCGCCTTCAATCGGTGTTATGCAAGAAATTACTAAATACCTAAAGGATCGTCAAGAAAAAGAGGTTGAGTTTGATAAAGCCTTTATCCAAGTTCTACCTTATATCACACCAGATTGGAGACAAGTAAATCTACCTAAAATCTTTAACTTAGAAGTTGATTACAAATCATGGGATCAAAATAAGTTTATGGTTATCTATAGACTTGCTGAGAAAATGAAAATTGGAGTTGAAACAACACTTGAAATGGAATACGAAGGGGAGATCGCGAAAGCCCCTCTTGATTTCCCAGGTGGCATCAAAAGTCTTTTCATTATTTCAGATCTCGCTGGAGAATTACTTTAAGACTAAGTTCTATCTGGGTATACATCTCAGAATGCAACCTTCAGAAGTTGAAAATTTATACTACTACGAGTATTGGTATTATGTTAAGAACCTGTCGGATTACATTAAAGAGAAGAATAATCAGAATAAGGATCAAGAAGAACAACAGGCACAACAACAGAATCAAATGAGTTCTAAGTATAAAACGCCTGCGATGCCTAAGATCCCACAAATGAAAGCACCTTCAATGAAGATGCCTAAATTTTAAAGATATATAAAGAGTATAGACAAACGCTACACATGGTAGCGTTTGTCTTATATTAAAAAATACACACAATTGAGTTGGCAGCATTAATACCACCATTTTTGGCAAACGCATTCGAAAGAATGGGAGCTGGTAATAAATCACTAGATCAAATCGCAATAAACACTGGCCAAACTGCAGCTTCGGTCTCAATGGGTGGTGATTTATATGAAAAAATGGATGAGCTTGTCAAAGCTCTTCAATCGGGTGGAAAAGGCAAGGGTAGCGTTTCTGCTAAAGAGGCTCTAGTCCTTAGAATTACTGCGGGAGCATTAAAACCTATTGGACTTGGTTTAGGTGTCATTATTGATGCTTTAGATAGAGCACCAGACGGCAAAGAACTTAAATTAAAGATGGAAGCCTTGACAAATGGTCTTTTATCTTTAGCCGATGTAGGATATTCAATCCTTAAATTTGCAGCCACTATGATATTGGCTACTCCATTATTACTATTAGCTGGTATTGGAGCCATTATCTGGGTTCCATTATTAAAACTTATGATACAGGGTCTATTGTGGGCCACTGAGAAATTAGATAAAAAGGCACTTAAGAAGATTCTTGTACTCGGAGACGTGGGTAAGGCATTATTAATAATGTCAGCTAGTTTAGTCTTAATGTCACTTCTAGCACCTTATATTTTAAAGGGTCTATTGGTCGCCGGAGCTATTTTATTAGGCTTTGGTTTATTGGGTATGCTCTTAGATAAAATGAAAATAGGTAAGAGTTTAAATAAAATGGCCAAAACTCTAAAAACCTTGTCATTGGCATTATTAGGTCTTTCAGTCGGTTTGATATTAATTGGACTTTTAACACAACCTATTCTATATGGCTTAGCCACAGCTTCATTGATAATTCTTACATTAGCTGGAGTATTCTGGTTAATAGATAAGATGCAAGTCGATAAAGCAATGAGAAAGACTAGTAGGGCGCTTATAACTGCATCTATGGCTATTTTATCAGTAGCAGTTTCATTGGTGTTATCTTCTCTTATTATTTCTACATTAGGATGGGATGAAGTAGGTAAAGTATTACTATTAGTCGGTACTGTTGCCCTCGCATTCTATGTAGTTGATAAAGTATTAGGTAAGAGTACTACAAAGGGTGCAACTATATTAATGTATGCTGCGGGAGCAATTTTAGCGGTTGCAGTAGCAATTTTCTTAGCTAAATT